GTTCATCAAGATGACGCTTGCGGTGATGATGGCGCCAGAGTGACACTCGACAGGAACAGAATTACACCGCGATTCTAAAGGGGTAAGGCAAAGTACTCAGGGCCAATGAAACCGGGCACTTCCTTACTTTGGAATACCCGGCTTTAACCAGCTTTACGCGGTCAGTGGTACAAAAATTGGTACAAGCTTCATTCCCTTCCTTGGCGTCCTGCCTACCGTTCATCACCTCGTTATTACTGCTACCCTGAAGCCTCCACGGAAGAATCCCGATGACGAACTCAGGCCTGCTCCCTTCCCTGCTCTTCAATATCAACGAAACCAACACTCTCGGCCCTGCAACGAAAAACGAAAACTTTGCTGGCATGGCCGATCAGCACCTACGGATAAACTAAGCCTGTTAGCTCTCTATCGAAACTATCACCGCCCCCCGTATTGATGCTGATCTGCACAGTTAAATAGCAGTAGCCTTGAAATAACGAATAGTCGCCAGCCGTGAAGTTACCTGAATTCATTACCATAACCAATAAGCCAAACTCCGATTGTTTTTCGCTGACACCTGACGATCTAACGAATGCCTCAGGTGATGACGTTGCCCCTTGACACTGAGACACTGAACTGTAGCTTGATGGAAGAGGTCTAAACCGGCCCTGAAAGCTAAGTGAATATTCAGTTTGTCGATGCGCGTCTTCTATTGATACATTCATCGTTGACGCGCTTTCTATTTTGCTCTCAGCAGGATTATTCGCATTATAGATAACATTAATAAATAGAATGTTGCCTTTTTTGTCATACGTAAACATGCAATTATTTTTATAACAGGTTGACAGCTCTGTATATCCCATCCCTAAATAATATTTGGCTTGATCTGTAGCTGCATCATAAACGTCCAAATTCTTTTTAGGTCTTGGTACCCAACCTTCTTTGATGGCTGCTGATCTAGCCTGATCATAGCTCATGCCATTGTATTTCGTTTCTATTTCTTCCGCGAGGATCAAGGAGGAGAAAAAGATGATAACAGACGCCAAGCAAAATCTTTTAAGCATAATCCAGACTCCATAGAATTCTAAGATGCCATACCAACATCAAGCGATCATCACACCAATCGCATAACGATATGAAAATAAAGTGCTCTTACCGATAATTTACTGCACTTTTCCAAGCTATCAAATTGTGAGTTTCACTGCAGTCCGCCAGCGAGATATTTCTGTATACATCGAACTCTTTGTCGATAAGCGAAAACATTAAAATGCATCGCTTGGTCTTCTCTCCAGCAACCTTATCAACTTGAAGAAACTCCGCTTTAACTACTACACCTTGAAGTTTTCTGCCCTTGAATTCTCCTGTCCCATGCTCTGCGACGTTAAATTTCGGCGAATCTATGGAAGTCACTATGCCTCTGTCAGCTAAAGTCTTTTCTACGACTGTCTCGAACCCTTTTCGATCCCACCAGTTTTCCGCTACTGGTTTATAAATCAAACCAACGAGCATAATAGCGGCGAGAACACACCCGACCCCTAGAGCTTGAAGAGTGCTGATCCCGCTCGCTTTTACCAGAATTTGCATAGCTTTGAACCTTTACAATTTATAAATATGACAAATAGTGAATTATTGATCTGGAGATGCGTGATGGAGCGTTTCAACAACTAGAGAGCTACATAGGACGTTATACGGAGCAGTGAACATGTTGCCCCCTCTTGGTGTATCCAGAGCGTTTTCCCAACTCAGAGAATCGGAGCCTTTCATAAGTTTTCCAGCAACATATATGCTAGTATATTTACCTTTTTTAGTTGCGCAGTCGGCCGTAAAATTCATTAAGGTTTTGCCACCAGTTATGACGATACTAATGGTTTCATTCGGGTTGAGTGTTATGGTATCCAGATGCAATAGCTGATTACCGACTACCACCGCTCTTTCTTTATCATATGATGCAGCCTTTAAATTTTCTGGAAGAGATGCCAGTGCCGACCCACAAAAAAATGAAAGGGCGGATACTACTAAATGTGTCCTTTTCATTTATTTATCCTCCAATTTCAGGTTACAAATTTTGCGCACCGCCTTTGCAAGCACTTCGCCTGTTTTTGGTTCAAAATAATTTCCAGGCATACCATTTGATATTTCGAAACTTCCGTCTGCGCGGTCTATGCCTGTCCTATCAATCCGAAGCGTATTAGTTTCGCATTCGACGCGTATCGCTGAAACAATAGCCCCGTCAGACAGTTCCGCAACACGCTGTCCTCTGACGGATTCTACAGAATCAAGATGCAAAACAGTCCGGCTATCAAGCGACATTGCTTGATCTTGCTCATAAGCGAAAGCAGCATTCGTACAAAGTATAAGTACGAAGATTCCCCTAAGTCGCATCACCTACTTAACCCCCTATCCTGTTTTTTTCGATCAATCATTTAATGCAGGCAAAATGCCACCTGGCAGTTATCGGCCCCTTTGAAACATACTTGAGTATCCATGCGTGTTTTTTTCTAGCGATATGGGCCGAATGCGCGGGATGAACTGAAAGTGGAACGAGTCCCATCCATTGCTTTCGAGGCGAATAGTCCAACATCCGCCCGTAGGCTGCCCTCCGCGAGGGGCAGCTTAGGATCGAAAGCAGCCCTTTTGATTAATAGAATTCAGCTGTGTTATCCCTCCACCCCCTAGCACCCCATGCACGCAGGACCCATGCAAGACCCTTTGTTTTGGCCGTAATCATTGGCGCTCGCTGCAACCGAATGCCCAGTAGTGCTTATAAGCGCGTGAGAAAGTCACGCAAAAGTCACGCACGCCTTTTTGGCACCCTCCCCGGCGTCCTGCCGACGAACACACCCCTGTCGACACACATTCCTCACGAACAACTACAACAACGCCCCCAAGGCTGACTTGGTCAGAACCGAAAAAGAGGTTTACTCGCAAGAAAAAATCCATATACTGCGCACCCAACACGCCGGTATAGCTCAGTTGGTAGAGCAACTGACTTGTAATCAGTAGGTCCCGAGTTCGACTCTTGGTGCCGGCACCATACAAAACAAGGCCTCGCAGTAATGCGGGGCTTTTTTTTGCGTGTCTGACGTACAAATAGACGGACATCGTTTCGGTCTTCCCCATTTCATCCGCAGGCACAAGCGGCGCTGCCAATCCGAAAAAGCTTCCGCCCCAGCTTCCTGCCGACCGAACACAAACCCTATATAACGGAAGGATTCGTAGCATGATGGTCGTCACGGCACATCCTTGAAAAAGATGTGATGACCGAGCTTCAAGGTCTGAGTGGCACCCTTCACCCAAGTCGGCGCCTTCGGCATGGTGGTCGCGTAATAGTGCGTGGCGCCACCGGTTGGATCGGGCACCTTGCCGGCCAGCACCTGGTCAGCAGCAATCTGCGCCTGGGCAAACTCACGGAAAGGAATCGGCTTGGCGCCACTCAAGTAGGCGAAGTTCGGATCGTTCTTGTTCCAACAGCTGAACTGATAGGGCTTCTGGCACACACCGGTGTAGCCCTCCCCCCACCAGGACTTTGCCTTGCCATCGTTCACGCGGTTGCGAATGGTCCAGGCCACGGCGATCTGGCCAACAAGGCTTTCGCCGCGGGCCTCACCCCAGAGTGTGCGAGCGAGGACGTCGCGATCTTTCTCAGTTGCAGTCATGATTTTCTCCAGACGAAAAAAAGCCCGCTCGCGGCGGGCACAAGAAAAAGCGTGTTGTCAGATGGCAGGCTCGGTGACCACGTCCGGCACAGGCTCTGCCGTGATAATGATCTGAGCGCTGTAGGCATTGATGAGCTGCGCCGTGCGGACCACGGCCTGTGGCTGCGCGGTGACAATGGCGCGCGCCTGGGCGTCCGCCTCTGCGGCCGTGGCGAAGACTTCGTGGTTGATCGGGTCGAAGTTGTTGCTGGTGTTGATGACGATAAAGGACATGGTGAATCTCCGGTTTCAGATTTTGGGCAAAAATAAACCCGCTAAAGGGCGGGTGCCGGGGTGCGGTTGAAGCTGTTGATCTATGTCAGATCGATGGTTCTGGCTTCGGGATCAGCCGTAATCACTGGCACAGCGGGCTCAACCGGCCAAGCTGGTGTAGCGGGCCAAGAAGCCTGAGTCGACACCTTGCCCAGCGCGAACTTGTAGGCCTTCCACGCCTTCAGGTTAATCAGCAGTGCGGCCTGCTCGGCTTCGTCCTCTTCGGTCGCTTCGCCTGCATCGATGCCGTAACCGAGGGTGTCCACTCGATCCTGAATGCGTGCGATCTGCGCGACCGCCTTGGCATTGCGTTCGGCAAGCTCGGCTTTCATCTCGGCAAGGTGCGCAGCCAGCACGGCAGCATCTTTCATAGCCTTGGTGATGAGTTGGGTCCAGTCGATATTCATACCTGCTCCTCGCTCGCAATTCCATTTTGGGCTTCTGGCAGTGGCAGCGGCAATGAAACCGGGCCATTGGGTACATTGACCAAGTCAGCCGGGAATGCCTGCGCAGGGCTGTAGTTCCATGGGTTCGGCAACAACAGCGTAAGCGTAAGCTCACCATCGATATGCTCAATGTCACCAACAAACCATTCCGATTGAATGGCGCTGCGGGGCAGCGTATCGCCGTCGGCCATTCGCGAAAAATCAAATACTTCGCCATTAACTATCAAGATATTTCCAGACCGAACAACTTCGAGCTTATCGTCCCGGCGCTGAGGTGAAAGGTTAATACGCATTATTTCCACCTTCCGATTGCGTAGCGGTGTAAACGCAGTGTTCTCGCAGTTCGCGAACTATCACTAAACGGGATAATACTGGCCCATGCTGTATGTGTTGAGAGGTTGCTAGGACAACCCCAGCATGCAATGCCATCCCCCTCGAAGTATTGAGACGCTGCAGGTAAAGCAATAAAGGCAACCGGGTAAGCCTGTGAAGCAAACTGACTTCCAAAAAATAGTGCCCCCGATTGGCCTTGGATTGTGGCGCCCAAGTAGTCCATAGCCGACCAACACTCCATGGTCCCATCGCCGTACTTCACGTATTCACCGTTTACGTTCACGCCTCGCTCGATGATTGACCCTGTTGCTAATGTGTAAAGCTCATCGAAGTTTGCTTGGGCTTTAATGAACGCTGATCTCGGCGTGTCACCACCAACACCTGTAGGTGCTGTACCTAAGTTAATCGTTTGTTTAGCCATATTTACTTATCCTGAATCAGATTGGCACTCATGTACCAGGAAGTCGAGCAAAGATTGCTGCAGGTTGACCGTTATCCGTCCAAGGACCAGACCCAAAAGCCACGACATACGTCTGCAGTCTGTTTTCTAAGTAGTTAAACCTGACACCTAAGTTTAACCAGCCTGCGTTTTGCGGTCGAAGTACACCACGCGAAAAGGGGTTGATCATGAAATATTCATCAGAAGCAAGAGCGGCTACCAGTTCATTTCGGTAATAGTACTGAGCGCCAATCGTCAACTGAACACTCCCTTGGTAACTCCAAGAGTGGTTGGCTTTCGTTACGATAACGGGGACAGCACCTGAGTCGTAACAGATCGAACCGTTGGCTGCCCACAACCGCAGGCCGTATGAACTCTTCGCCAGTGACGCGAACACCGCAGCAAACCACTTACCCAATGGCCGCCATGTGACGTTAGCCGCTTGGATGTTAAAGCCTGTCCAATTACCGGGACCACCCTCTATGGTTGTTTGCCAATAGATGTCATCGGGTCTGGAGGGGTAGTTTCTGATGAAAATGCACGGCGGCTCACTCGTCGTAATGGGTGACGGGAACGTAACCCTAGCGTAGTGGTCGCCGGTGGCCTGATAGGTGCCATTGTAAAGTGAGCATAGCCGCGGGGTTTCGGAATCTATTTGGACAAAGTTACTGCCATTGGTTACGGTTAGTCCGTATGTCAATTTTTATACCTCATCACCAACAGTCTAAACTGAATAGCTGAACCAAGGGATGTGTTTGGCTCAGAAGGGTTGCGCGAGCGAATCGTTACAACCCCCTCGCCGACAGTTTGATAAGGCATGGCGTTCAAACTGTTTTCCGCTGATGCGGCTTGCGTGGGGAGGATGGCAGCGGCACAAGTTGAAGGACTAAATCCAGTAATCGGAATTGTTAAAACTTGATTCACTGCCAACTGATACAGTTCATTGTGAATGACTTGATACGTGAAGTTATCCGTATCAAGCTCTGAAGTGCCATTGGCACTCCACGTTCTCAGTCCAAAACTCATGCCGATAGATCCCCCAGCTGCACCCGCAGCACCCCGTTAGCGTCCCAGACCTTTACAGCCCGATTAGTTACCTGCACCCGACCTTGACCGGCCACCGTTGAGTTCAGCTCCATACCGCCGGCCTTGCTCAGCTTCCAGCCGGTGCTATTGGCCACGAAGTTATCCGACTGGATGTTGTCGCTGATCTTGCCGAAGGACAGCGACAGGTCTTGGATAAAGGCCGAACGGATGAACACTTGCCCGCCCGTCACGGCAAACGGCGAAGACAGCGTGCCGTTGATGCCGTTGACTACGGCGAACGTGTCGGCACTGACCAAGAAGGTGCTTTGCAAGCCAGCCGGGCCGTTTTCAATGCCCAGCCCAATACCGGCTGCCACATACTGGCCTTGGGCGTTGACCTGCATCTTCACCGACCACATGGTGCCAAGCTTGCCATTCGTGGCCGCCTGAGCCTGAGACACGGTCTGAACGGCTGCCGAGGCTCCATTAGCCATGGCCTGCACCGTTTCGACCTGGCTCGCGAGGGCACCTAAAGCAGATGTTCGAGCGGTGGTTTCCGTCTGGATCGCGGCGCTGTTGGTGCCAACGGAAGCGGTGACAACATCGATTTTCTGTCCCAGCGCAACCCCATCCTCGATCCGGGCAGACTGCTCAGACCACACGCCGACGAAGCTGGCTGTCGATCCGGCGTAACCCGAAGCGTCACCCGCAAGCACCGGATTCACCTGAACATATATCCCATCCAGCTTGTTAGCCTGGGCGGTGATCTGTTCTTCGGTGCTAGTGACTCGCGTGGTCAAACTACTGACCGCCGAGGCATCGGCCTTGGTGTTGGCCACCGACAAAGCGCTGGCCGCTGCTGCTGCTGCATCGGCCGCTACCTTGTCGGTCACGGCTACCCAGGCCGAGCCAGTCCAGCGCTTCGGGGTGTTCGCCCCACCGGTGATGTCGATCCACAAGTTCTGCGCCTGCTGATCGGCCGCCGCCGGCGCCGCCGCTTGCACCAGCACCTTGCCCTTGCCGCCGGCCAAGGTATTTGCCGCGTTCGCCGCGTTTTGCGCAGCAGTCACGTTGGTGTCAGTGGTGGTCAGGCTGTTGCTCAGCGAGGTAATCGAAGAGCCTTGGCTCGTCAGGGTCGTACCCTGCTGCGCTACAGTCGAGCTCAACGAACTGAGCGCAACAGAGGTCGCAGCCTGATCGGCGGCTAACGCCCTGGCACTGTCCTTCCACCCGGTCGTTACTGGCGATATCTCAAGTTGCGCACGATCCCACTCCACGAAGCCAGCTGTTGGTGTGCTCGCTGCCCCAACTCGAAACAGCAAACTTACCGAAACAGTGCTCGCAGGCGCGGCCGCCGCAGTACGAGTGATGCGCTGCGAAGTGCCGTCGGCGGTAATAATGGTCGGACCATCAGTGCTGAGCGTAGCGCCGGCGCCATCCTTAAACTGGAAATACAACCGTAAAGCCATTCCAGTTGTTGCGCGCACATATGAAGACATCGTAAGTACCTGCCCCACGCTGACACCGGGGCGCTTACTGATTACCGGGGATAAATCAACATAAGTGCTAACACTTAACCCTGAAACATCAAGACGCTGTGCCACGCCTGCAGGATCAATAACAGATTGAACCAGTGTGGGTACCGCTGCAGCACCAGCGGGCACACCAAGCGACCAGCCATCCGCAAGACCTGTAGTTGTCCCAGCCTTCTCAAACGACGGGTTATACAGCAGGTTCTCGCCTCCGACAGAGCCAATGCTGTTATTGATGGAAGTAATCGACGAGCCCTGGCTGGTGATCGCCCCTTCCGTCGAAGTGACTCGGGTGGTCAGGCTGTTCAGCGCCGAAGCATCGGCCTTGGTGTTGGCCACCGACAGAGCGTTGGCCGCTGCCGTCGCCGCATCGGTCGCCACATTGTCGGTCACCGCCGTCCAGGCCGAGCCGGTCCAGCGCTTCGGCGTGTTCGCCCCGCCGGTGATGTCGATCCACAGGTTCTGCGCCAGTTGATCGGCCGCCGCCGGCGCCGTCGTCTGCACCAGCACCTTGCCCTTGCCGCCGGCCAAGGTGTTCGCCGCGTTCGCCGCGTTTTGCGCGACGGTCACGTTGGTGTTGGTGGTGGTCAGGCTGCTGGTCAGCCCGGTGATCGAGCTGCCCTGGCTGCTGATCGTGCCTTCAGCCGCTGTCACGCGGCTGTCCAGGCTGTTGACTGCCGAGGCATCGGCCTTGGTGTTGGCCACCGACAAGGCATTGGCTGCCGCCGCCGCCGCATCGGTCGCCACCTTGTCGGTCACCGCCGCCCAGGCCGAGCCGGTCCAGCGCTTCGGCGTGTTCGCCCCGCCGGTGATGTCGATCCACAGGTTCTGCGCCAGTTGATCGGCCACCGCCGGCGCCGTCGTCTGCACCAGCACCTTGCCCTTGCCGCCGGCCAAGGTGTTCGCCGCGTTCGCCGCGTTTTGCGCGGCGGTCACGTTGGTGTTGGTGGTGCTCAGGCTGTTGGTCAGCGAGGTGAGCGAGGAGCCTTGGGAAGTTAGCGTGGTTCCCTGCTGCGTGACGGCCGACGACAAAGAAGCGAGCGCGGCGCTGCTGGCGCCTGGAGCAGAGCGACCGACCGCAATCCAGTCGATGTCGTAGGCGTCACCCGACACGGTGCCGGTATCCAGTCGTAGCCTGGTGATGATTGAGGTTGACCAATCCCCTACCCCGGTCATGTCAAAGGTGATGATCTGGAAGCCGGCATCCAGAGGCACCGCTACGCGCTTGGAGTTAGCTTCTGTAGTGCCGTGCGCAATGTTGGAGAAGAACAGCTGGAAATCACCGACCCTCGGGGTTTTGTTCTTCAGCCGAACCCTGACCAACGGGTACAGCGCACCGCTGACCGAGATCACAGCGCTGCTGATGCTAGGGTCACCGTTGGTATTGGTGACGCTGATGACTCCCGCAGCGGCCGTCACGGTGCAGCCAATAGGCGTCCAGCCTTGCTGGTCACCGTCCACGTCAAACTGCCAGGAGGAGATTACATCAAGGCTGGAAGCAGCGTCCTTGGCTACGCCGGCGATGCTGTTGCTCAGCGAGGTGATCGACGCGCCTTGGCTGGTCAGCGACCCTTCGGCGCTGCTCACTCGCGTGGCCAGGCTGTCGACCGCTGAGGCATCGGCTTTCGTGTTCGCCACCGACAAAGCATTGGCTGCAGCCGTAGCAGCATCCGTTGCCGCCTTGTCAGTCACCGCAACCCACGCGGTGCCATTCCAACGCTTCGGCGTATTGGCTCCGTTGGTGATGTCGATCCACAGGTTTTGCGCCAGTTGATCGGCTGCCGCCGGCGCCGCCGTTTGCACCAGTACCTTGCCCTTGCTACCAGCCAACGTGTTCGCCGCGTTGGCCGCGTTTTGCGCGGCGGTCACGTTGGTGTTGGTGGTGGTCAGGCTGTTGGTCAGCCCGGTGATCGAGCTGCCCTGGCTGCTGATCGTGCCTTCGGCCGCTTCCACGCGCGTGGTCAGGCTGTTGACTGCCGAGGCATCGGCCTTGGTGTTGGCCACCGACAAGGCGTTGGCCGCCGCCGCCGCATCGGTCGCCACCTTGTCGGTGACTGCCGCCCAGGCCGAGCCGGTCCAGCGCTTCGGCGTGTTCGCCCCACCGGTGATGTCGATCCACAGGTTCTGCGCCAGCTGATCCGCTGCCGCGGGCGCTGCTGTCTGCACCAGCACCTTTCCTTTGCCACCGGCCAAGGTGTTCGCCGCGTTCGCCGCGTTTTGCGCGGCGGTCACGTTGGTGTTGGTGGTGGTCAGGCTGTTGTTCAGCCCGGTGATGGCCGTGCCTTGACTGCTGATCGTGCCTTCGGCTGCCGTCACACGCGTAGTCAGGCTGTTGACTGCCGAGGCATCGGCCTTGGTGTTGGCCACCGACAACGCGTTGGCTGCCGCCGCCGCCGCATCGGTCGCCACCTTGTCCGTGACCGCCGCCCAGGCCGAGCCGGTCCAGCGCTTCGGCGTGTTCGCCCCGCCAGTGATGTCGATCCACAGGTTCTGCGCCAGTTGATCGACTGCCGCCGGCGCCGCCGCCTGCACCAGCACCTTGCCCTTGCCGCCGGCCAGGGTGTTCGCCGCGTTGGCCGCGTTTTGCGCGGCGGTCACGTTGGTGTTGGTGGTAGTCAGGCTGTTGGTCAGCCCGGTGATCGAGGTGCCCTGGCTGCTGATCGTGCCTTCGGCCGCTTCCACGCGAGTGGTCAGGCTGTTGACTGCCGAGGCATCGGCCTTGGTGTTGGCCACCGACAACGCGTTGGCTGCCGCCGCCGCCGCATCGGTCGCCACCTTGTCCGTGACCGCCGCCCAGGCCGAGCCGGTCCAGCGCTTCGGCGTGTTCGCCCCGCCGGTGATGTCGATCCACAGGTTCTGCACCAGCTGATCGGCCGCCGCCGGCGCCACCGACTGCACCAGCACCTTGCCCTTGCCACCGGCCAAGGTGTTCGCCGCGTTCGCCGCGTTTTGTGCAGCGGTCACGTTGGTGTTGGTGGTGGTCAGGCTGTTGTTCAGCCCGGTGATGGCCGTGCCTTGGCTGGTATTGACCCCTTCGATGCTGGTGATTTTGGTTTCAGTGATATTGACTCGCGCGGCCAGGCCGTTCGAATCGGACACCACTTGGCCAACGTCTACCCAATAGGTCGCATTCGGCGGCGACTTCGCGCCGCTGGCATCCGCCGGCACCGCGATTTTGGCTTGGTACAGACGATCATTCAGGCGGGTCGAGGCGCCGACGGCGTAGGCTTTGTCCTTTTGGTATTCGCCCGATTTGGCGAGGGTGCTAACCTGATCAATTTGCTGTTGCAGCTCGGCTTGAGCTTCGCTGAACGCCTGCTGAGCTTCGGCCAGCGCGGCTTGTCCATCGTTCACCAGCTCCTGCAGGTGATCCGTGACTTCGCCGATTTGCTCACCCAGCTCATTCACGCGATTGCTCACCGATCCCGGCAGGCTTGGTGGGCCGTCAATCAGCTCGATACGACTGAGCAGGCCTTGACCCAGTTGGGTCTCATTGAGTTGCCCATCCAATGCATCCAGGTACGCACCTACGTCATTCGAAGTTGATGCGGGCACGTACAGAAATGCGCTTTTTCCATAAGCGTTTGACGACCGAACGAAGTAGTAATAGTTGGTGAAAAAGCCGAGCCCGGTGTGCGTGAAGGTGAGCCCCTGCCCCAGATAAACTGCATCATCCGGGTCAGATGACGGAACCGTGCTGAAGAAGTATTCATAGGTCCCGCCATTCAACCCGCGCAAGGTGTTGGAGGGAATCAAGGTGATCGAATCAATCGACGACTGCACCACACAGGCTTCGGGAATGGGCGGACCATTCACGCTGACTGAAATAGTCGCTTCGCCCGACCGAGCCATCGGCCCCACTGCCGCCACACTCATCGTGTAGCTACCTGAAGGCAAGCCATTGATAGCCCGCTCGGTGGACGTCGCCGGAACATTGTGCGATTGGATCGCGGTCGCACCCTGGCGAACGATAACAATGTATTCCTTCACAATGCCTGACGGTGGCAGCCATGAGAGGATGCCCTGGGTCACTTCGGCTGATGCGTCCTGCGTCCACTTGAGGTTTGTCGGTGACCCCAGGCCGCCGGCCGGCAGGTTGATAAAGCCGATTGGGTTGTACGGCTGACCTACGGCATCATCGAATATCGGCGCCTCGTATTGCTTCACCTGAACGGTGCAGCCTTCGCTGTCACCCATCGACCAGTCCGAAACAATGAATTCCCCGAGGATGTTCAGTGACGGCAGGTTTACCCGTACTACACGCCCCGGCCGACAGTTGTAACCAGCGAAATTCATTGGGATGCTGATTGCACCACCGGCGCGACGACGGCGCAGCTCGATATTTGCCAGGCGCTGGGCTTGGTACGGATCCGTGACGTAGGAATAGGTGAGCGTTTCCGCCGCCTCCCCACCGTCTTCTACAACCCACTGATCCACTTGCACTTCGGGATAGTCGGTTTCGGTCCAGGACTGCGAAGGGTCAATGAAGGTGCCGCGCACGGTGTTGATTGCAGAATCGTTGCTTGGCTCGGTGCTACCAGTGATGGTGCCCACCACCATGTCTTCAGTGATCTCGAAATCATACGGCCCGTAATACGCGCCCGCCTGGAGCATCCAGCGGCCACCTACACGGATCAGCTTGCCTGCGCACGCCGCCTCAAGCTTTTGCAGCACACCTGTGCGCTGTTCGTCGGCACCGATCACGCAGGCAGTTCGATAGCGCTGACTGGTCGATCCGTCGGCATTGGTCAGGGCTTCGTCGCAGACGT